TGGATTAAATCTACATTATATACCTCCAAGAGACAGAGCCATTTTAATGGATAGTTTAAATAAATACGCCACGAATGATAGATACGATAGAACAACAAGGTTAAATTTGTCATATCAATTATTGAAAAGATTCGGAAGAGCTGTGCCTTGTGTTAAAAGATACCTTGGAGATCATGTTGTATCAGAGACAGTAAGAATAGATGCTGATGAGTGGGAAATAGCAATCTTTCTACCTGTAGAGAGATTCCAAAAAGAATCTGCACGAACTGTGTGGAAAGACAGTAGGAGATTTTACTAATGGCAGTAACAACAGCGTTCAGTCCAGATAAAATTAGACAAGTAGTAAATGCACAAGGTGGATTTGCCACTACTGAAAAATTCTCAGTAATGTTTACTGGAAGGGGAATTCAGGGATTAGATACTGGTACATTAAACAATCTGATGTTTTTAACAGAAAACGTAGCTATTCCAACTAAAAGTATCGCTGCATCCGACAAATTAATTTATGGATTGAATTATCAGATGCCTTACAGACAAACTTTTGCTGAGGTAGCAATGAATTTTTATTGCACCAATAACATGGATGAAAAGAAATTCTTTGATAAATGGCAAAGAAAAATTGTAGATCCATTGACAGGGGATTTGAAGTTTCACGAAAACTATGTATGTGACGTGCAAATAATAAAGTATACAAGAGATGCCACGGACCAGTTTCCAGGCGATAGTGCCTATTCAATAACATTGTTAGATGCATGGCCCAGTATCGTGGCTGAAATTCAGTTGTCACATGGTAGTGGATCTGAGGTTGCAAGACTACCTGTAACTTTTCAGTACAGAAAATGGAGATATGGATTAGCAGGTGGTTTCGGTGGAAACAGCTCAGATAATGAAGTCGATGATTAATTAATTAGGAGTATATTATGAGTTTACCAAAACTTACAGTAATGAACCATGAACTTACTCTTCCTTCTACTGGAAAGAAGATTACGTTCAGACCATTCCTCGTCAAAGAGGAAAAAATATTGATGATGGCTATGCAGAGTGGAGAGAGCACTGATATAGTTAGAACACTTAGAGATATTATCGAGAGTTGCGTAGAGAGTGAACTAAATGTAAAAACTCTCACAATGTTTGACATAGAGTATGTATTCTTACAGTTAAGAGCAAGATCCGTTGGAGACACTATACCAATCACTTACTCCTTAGAGGTAGAAACGTGTCAAGAAACAAATGATAAATGTCAATTCAAAACAACGATTAACATTGATGAAATAAAAGTTGAGAAAGAAAAAGATCACAAAGACTTGATTGACATAACAGATAAAATAAAAGTGAAAATGAGATACCCAGAAATTGAAATGGCAACAAGAATTAGTAAATTGAAACAAGAGGAAATGATTGATGCTACATTTTCAATGATAGGACAATGTATCGAATATATCATGGATGGTGAAGAAATGCATAAACCATCAGACTATACTGAAAAAGAGTTAGATGAATTTTTGAATTCACTATCAACTGAACAGTTTAGAAGTATTCAACAATTTTTTGATACTATGCCAAAATTAAGACACAAGGTTGTTGGCAAATGTTCTAAGTGTGGTAAAGAGAACGAGAAAGTTCTTGAAGGGATGGCTGATTTTTTCGTATAGCGCTGAGTCATGACTCCTTGGTAAATCACTATACTGTGAATTTTGCTTTGATTCAGCATCATAAATGGAGTCTAACCGAACTGGATAATATGATACCATTTGAGAGACAGTTATATGTTGAAATGTTGAGTAATTGGATAGAAAAAGAGAATGAGAGACTTGAAGAACAAAACAAACAAAGAGGTTATTAATGTCAGACCTAACGACAGTAAACAAAAGTCTACAAGAACAGAATAATATTCTCAGAACTTCTATAGAGGGAACTGCAACTCAACAAGCAAAAGCAGCAGAAGAGGCAGCAGAACGGAAGGTTTATGATAATCAGATTCTTGCCACACTCACAGCTATCTCTGAAGGAATAAAAAGTATAACTCCATTTAAAATTAAAGAGACAGATAGCAGTAGTTTTCTTGGAAGTATATTGAAAGCCTTTGGATTGATTGGTGCAGGAGCCGCTGGACTTGCGGTAGGACTTGCTGCTGGTTGGGTAACTTATGTTGGGGAATTAATAAAAGACATCGGTAAAATAGTTAAGGGTCTAATCAAATCAATACCAAGACCAAAGTGGGTTGATGAAATATTCGATGTTTTGAAAAATGTTGGTGGAAATATGTTCACTAAAATCAAAACATTTTTTGTAGGCGAAACTGGATTTATCAAAAGGATTACTACTGTAATAGATGGTGTGATTGATGCACTCAAGGGAGTTACTGGCGGTATGTTCACAAGGATTAAAAATTTCTTTGTAGGTGAAACTGGATTTGTAAAGAGAATTGGTGTTGTTGTGGATGGTGTGATTGATGCACTCAAAGGATTTACTGGTGGAATATTTACCAAAATAAAAAATTTCTTTGTGGGTGAAACAAGTGTATTTAAAAGGATAGGAGTACTCGTAGACACTGCCATAGATGGAGTCAAGGGATTTACTGGTGGACTTTTCACTAAGATCGTTAATTTTTTTACTGGTGAAACAAGTATATTTAAAAGGATAGGTAAGGTAGCTGACACAACGATAGAAACTCTGAAAGCTTTTACTGGTGGAGCTTTTGATAAGATAGCTGCACCATTCAAATGGTTAAGAACAAATACTACAACTGGTTCAATTATCGGAGATGCAATAGATGCCATAATGGGTATATTTAAAACAGGTGCGGGTGAGGGTGGTTTCATGACCAAAGTTTTTAATGGTATAAAAAGTGTGTTCACATCTTTGAAAAATATTGGTTCCGTTCTAACTGCACCATTTGATGCTATAAAAGGTGTATTTGGAACTGTGACTGAAAAAGGTGGTGGAATACTGGATACTATCATGAAATTTATCAATCCATTCAAAGGTGTATTTCAAACTTTTGCAAGGATAGGATCAAAACTTGCAGCACCACTCTCTATCATCATGGGTCTATTTGATGCAGGATTTGAAACAAAAGATGCAGTAGAAAAGAGTGAGGGAGTATTTGCAACCCTCCTTAATGGACTTATCGGAGCAATGGGTGGATTTATAGATGGAGCTGTAATTCAGGTGGCAGATTTTCTAAAGGATGGAATTGCAACAGTATTGGGATTCTTTGGATTTGAAGAAACTGAAAAAGCAATGAAAGATATTTCCTTCTCCAAGAGTTTCAATGAAATGTTGGATCAGATTTATGCTTTTGTGAATGACCTGTTTGATATTGATGTTGCAAAAATTGGAAGAACAGTACTTGGTGATAAGATTTATGATTTTTTGTTTGGAGATGAAAAGGATGGACCTCAAGTTTCAGACTTATATGGATTTGGAGATATTGGTGCAAAAGAAATAGATACAACTAAAATGGAAGAGGTGATGAAGACTATGAATGAGAATCAAATGAAGGCTTATGCTAGTCAACTTGCACTATTAAAAGCAGATAAGGGTCTTGAAAATGAGGAAGCTGTAAATAAAGTATTGAGTAAAATGATGGGAGCAACAGTAAAACTGAACACAGGCGGTTTAGTAAAATCAACTGGACTTGCAACAGTTCATGAAGGTGAATTGATGTTAGATAATCAAGCAGCTACTATATTTAAAAAGGGAGTTGAAGTATTAACTAGTTCTCAAGCATTAGAGCAATTTAGGATGGAAAGTGGGCCCACCATAATAAATAATAATAACATGGTAGATAATAGTCAAACCAATTCATCTACGTCACAAACAACTATCAAAGCTCAAGAATCACCTAAAGCTTTTGAGCCCACTTATAATATGGCTATGTCTAGTTACTCTTTTAACTAGGCAGTCTCAGCTAACTTCTGAAAGTAATCTAAGTCTTCACCTTCTGATTCTCCTGTAGTAGTTTCTTCTGCTGCAGGTTTAGGTGGTGGAGTATAAGGTTGTCCACCATCAAATGGAACTTCCGAAGATTTATCGGGAGTTGTAGTTCCAAGACCCAGAACACGATCCAACTTCTCTTTCAATTCTTCATAAGTCTTAAACTTATCAGAACTCACTAACTCTTTGAGAGAATATTGAGTCTTCCAGATTTCTTCCATACGATCATCATCGTCAAGAAGAGGTGAAGGAGCTTCAAACTCCGACTTATCATAATTAGAATAACCTTCTACTTTACGAATCTTCATCTTGAAGTTCGCACCTTCCCAGAAATCAAAAGGATTTACAGGAGTCTCATCTTCAAACTCTGGATTCATGAGATCATTAATCTTATCAAAAATCTTTTTACCATAACGATAAAATTTAACCTGTCCTTCATTTTGAGGATTGGCAGGATCTTTGATAATGTAAACATTTGAGGTATAGTTTAACCTACGTTTCTGTTTACGAGCGATCTCTTTGTTCGCTTCAATACCAGAGTTCCAGAGTTGAGAATTGTACTCACTTACTGGATCTTTTTGACCAATAGTAGTCAAAGAGTTTTCAATGTACCATCCGCCTGGACCTTGGAATCCATGATTCCAAATACGTGCCCAAGGAAGTTCTTCACCATCTGGAGCGGGGAGAAAACGGACAACTGCATAACCATTACCCGACTTGTCCAGCTCTGGACGCCAGTAACGATCATCAGTATCACCGAATGTATTGGGATTTGATATTTTTTCAGTCTCTTTGATTAGAGATGAAAGATTTGATTTACTACGTTTTTTCATATCTGCAAACGACATATATACTCCTTATTAGAATGTGCAATGTATTAACAACGTATAATAGTATTATAACATATATTCAAGGTCTGTCAAGTAACCTACAGAGGTAACTTAGCAGTCTTAGGAAGGAAGTTGAGTACTTCAGCTTCTTCCCTTATCTGGGCCTTTAGTTTAGTATTTACCAACTGGGCCGCAGTTTCTGGTTCCATATTGTTCTGATCACAATAATGTAGAACCGCATCCATATAACTTAGTTTCGTATCTTGTACTAGTTTGACTATCTTTGTATAAAATTCTGCTGATGTTTGTGTTTGTAAAGGCATCACTTACTCCATATTATTTTTAGATTTATAATCACTAATTGCTGCCTTGATTGCATCCTCAGCTAAAACAGAACAATGAATCTTGACAGGTGGAAGAGAAAGTTCTTCTACAATATCCACATTACTAAGTTCTTCCGCTTCATTTATAGACTTACCTCTAACCCATTCAGTAGCTAGAGAACTGGCAGCGATTGCGCTACCACATCCAAAG